ATATAACTGAAAAATGAAGAAACGGCCAAAATGCCCGTAAATCCTACATTCTGCGAATATATCAAACCATATAGGAGGCAACTCCAGAAGGTAGCACAACGGGAGCAACCAAGCAAAGGAATATACCAACCGTTATATTTCAGCGAATCGCCATAAAGCCGCTTAAATACGGCCTTGTTGAGCTTTCCGAACGCGCCCGAAACGTCTATAATATAGCATAACGAACAATTTATAAGAAAGCAATTTATCAGTATATCGACCATGTTATATTTACTTTTGACGTTTCTGTTCAATCTCGACCATTCGTTTTTTAAGGTCGTTGAGCGCATCGCGCACCAGGTAATAAGAGGAATGGAAGAACACCATCAACTTTCTTATTGAGCGGTGTTCCATGTATGCAAACAGAAGAATCCTTTGTTTCTCTGGTAGCCTTTCAGCCACATAATAAAAACGCTCATCTTCTTCATCAAGTGCAAAGTTCTGTTTGAAGTTCTTATGCTTCAAGACAAGTGCCTTGACTTCTGGGGTCTTTTCAATTATAAACTTCTTCTTCATCTTATATGTTGTTTGTGTTGTCAATCTGTGAAACTTTCTTGTTCCTGAAGGTACGATAAAATTTGCCGTATGGGTTTTGATAGATGTATTTCGCCATCGTCCAGACTACATTAAGGAACTTCCCTCGTCGGTTAATGTCCTGAATGTACGATGCAGGCTTTTCGCATAGTGCCAGGTAAACTTCAGAGGTCAATTCGTCTGACAGTCGCTTGTCTTCTGCAAAATGCTCGCAAATGTCTTTTATGACACCTTGCCGGAAGTACATTGTTATTATATCATTTTTTTTCATTTGTGACATTATATATAAATGTATAGAAAATCGCTTTGAGTACCCCCCCGCTTGTGGTAATTTTTGGGGTTATTTTGCATCAAATCTTCGATTTTCTTTACAAAAGTAATCATTTTGTTTTGAAATATAGTGCTAAAATTTGTAAAATCTACCACATTTTATTATAACTTTTCCAAAATATGATTTACTTTGGTAGAAAATGTTTCGCAAATATTTGGTTATTCGGGTGGTTTTCGTAACTTTGCACCAAGTTTTTGACCTTCTGAACACCCAAATAACGGCAAAAATGACAGTCCGATTTTGTGGTAAAAAGGTAGGCAAAATTAACATCTTCGGGAATCGACCGCTTTTGTTTAACCCGACAGGCTTCAGAGGTGGTCTTTAACATGGAAACATGAACTTAAAATATTAGGTAATGGCAAACTTCAAACAGATTAACAAAGAAGTCAGGATTCAAGACTTTCTCGCAAGAGAGGGAATCAACCCTGCTTCAAGCACCAGTGACGGGAAACTCTATTACCCTCACTTCTTCGATGGTGAAGTACATCGACATCTTAACTTCGTGGTCGATACCTATTCAAACAGATGGTTTGACCATCATTCAGGACAAACCAAAGGCGACACCGTGATAAACCTTGTAATGATAATGAAGCGGTTGAACGCCCATGACGCTGCGGAGTATCTTGCAAAGCTGTTCAACATTCAGCCGGAAAGAACCTCGCTCCCCATCAGGAAGACAAGTATTAAGTCAAAGAACGGCAGCGTTGAAGTTACAGGTCTTCTTTCCCCTGCATACCTTTACGACAACGTAAAAGCGTATCTTCACCAAAGGGGAATCCGAAACTTTGAGTATGTAAACAAGTATTGCGAACAAGTCTTTTTCACATACCATGACGGAGACTTCAAAGGTCAGAACTTCTACGGCCTGGGATTCAAGAACCGCTCTGGGGGTTATGAAATACGCAACAGTCTGAACCTTGTGCTTCACAAAGCAAGCATAGGAACAAAGGACATAACCATTGCAGACAATCATTCCGACAAATGGCTTGTGATGGAAGGTTTTGTCGATTTTCTGTGTCTTCCAGACTTTGATGGGTGGGGGAACAAGTGCAATGTCATTGTCCTTAACTCGACGGCATTGTTTGAGCGAACTTTCCCGATTCTCGACAATGTGCCAGGAAAGAACATCTTCCTTCTGCTCGATCATGACGATGAAGGGAACAAGAAGACGGCAGCGTTTCAACAGAGATACCCGTCTTCGATGGATATTCGGGCGCGTGTTCTGGGGTATCACAAAGACTTGAACGAGCGACTTGTCAAAGAGCGTGAAATGATGGAAAAGGAAATCAAACTATTTAAGTGGAGGAACTATTATGTGTAAGAAGTGTTATGTGTTCGACCATGTGGACACCACAACAGGCGAAATCGTCAAAGGTATTGCAGAGCGTGTCAGCAATCCAGACATCGAAGTTCCTGCAAACAAGAAGAATTATAAACCGCTCGACCATTATGTTATAAATGTGCCGAACGAACTTGTTAAAGAGAAGGTGAATAATAAAGTCTATCTCTCTGACATCTTGCTCGACCTGGGCGACAACTGCATATTTGAAAAGCAACTGACGGGGTGCGGTGGTACGACGCTTGCACTTGAAGACAAACGGAACTGCATTATTGCCATGCCTATAATCGGCAGCGTTGAGAGCAAGGAATATGTCCGCGACCCTACAACCCACCAGATAACTTATATTTCGCGCCCTGGCACCCTCTGCATATATTCAGGACATAACGACAGTTACGAGACATTAAGAGCGTACATCAACGAACACACAAAGACAGGTGAACCGATAAAGATTGTTTGCACATATTATCAGATTCCAAAACTTATGAACCGTCTTCGTGGATTGAACGACGATGGGAGCGAATCGGATTCCAACGGAAAAGCAATGTGCGTGAATTGGCCCGATTGGTTTTTCTACATCGACGAAATGCAAGCTGTTCTTCGTTACTACGGAATGAACTTCAAGAACGAGAGCCGGAAAGACAGGATCAGGCGCAAACAGGATATAAGAACCATGCTGCGTTACATTCACTATTTTAAGCACGTTGTCTTCATTACGGCCACCCCCCTTAAAGAGAAATACTTCTTTCAGGAAATCTTCGATGCTGACGTTCAAGAACCGCAAAGGGGAAACGAACCTCTGAAACAGTTGAAGCGGTTTAAGGTCGTGAATATGAAGTTCCCTGAAGAATGTGTTGCAAATTACAGGGTACACCGACACCAAAGAAAGCGCGTGTCTGCTGCTGCTGCTCGTTTCCTCGTTCCGTTCCTGCAAAATAAGGACTACCAGGCAAACGCGCACGTCTTCATTAACTCAATCGACGGAATCCTTGAAATTGTCCGGCTGCTGAATATATGCAAGTATGGGGATAAGATAAGGATTGTTTGCGGAAAGAATGAAGATAACCAGGAACAAATCAAAGAATCAATCAAGACCATGATTGAGAACATTCAGAGAAAAGACGGCTCCAGTCTGTCTTTTGAGGAATATGTCTCTTTGAACCCCTGCAAATCAATCTGGGAACACCCGACTGAAAGCATAAATTCAGACCCCAAGAAGGTGAACTTCTACACCTCGACGGCCTTTGAAGGTGCTGACATCTTCGACAGGAACGGAAAGACCATCGTCGTGTCATACGGCTTCAGAACAAACACAATGTATGATATTTCGACCTTGTTCAAGCAGATAGCCGGACGAATCCGCGACACATCTTTCTTTGATATTGAGTTTTTCTTCGATGGTATAAGGTACGAAAAAGACCCCAAAAGCGGAACTTCTGTGTTTGACAGGGGACTTGATTCTGGGAATGGTGAATATATGTCAGCAAAGGAATTTAGAGAGCGCATCTTCAATCAAGATGAAAAATTTGCGCTGACGGTGTTTCGCGCCATGCGGTCAGAAGAACTTAATAACATTTATGTGTCTGAAGGTGAAGAAGGGTTTTATTACGACATCATGCTTGAAGATACCGACCTTCACAATAACGACACATGGAACGACTTTAAGATTCTTTCAAACAGGGTCATCGACCCGAACTTAAATCCGTTCCTTAAAAGCGGAATGGATTTTGTCGATGAACTTTCCGACGATCTGAAAGACCTCGTTCAAGAGCTCGCAATGTTCCCCGATAAGAGATATAAGACGAAAGACCTGCTCGAAGTTTACAAGTATCTCCAGAAGAAGGAATCTTTCGGGGTAGGACTGAACACCGATGAAGCTGCGGCAATAACCATCATCGAAACGAAATACAGGTCTCTCGTTCTCGCAAAAGAGACAATCGGGGAAAAGAAGATGCAAGAGTTGAACTTCAAGAAGACTGACATCGACGCGGAAGTTCGGAAAGAAATTGTAAGGAACGAGAGCGAATCAGACAAGGCAGCACAAATTAAAAAATATCTCTCCAAGTGGATTCCAGTTGGTGACTTCATAACTGCCAAGGAAAAGAAAAGAATTGCGCAAGAAGCAAGCAAGATGTTCAATGTCAAAATAAAGGTTGAAGACTTCTTCGACGTAGTTCTGAAGACAACGAGAGATAAGCGTTTCTGCAAAGAGGGGGAAACAAAGAAGATTCCCTTCGTGGTGGGGTGGAAACATACTTTGTTTGATTAGGTGCATGAAAAAAAGGGTATTGTCTCACGACAGACCCTTTTTTTAATGAACTTAAAGTATTAAGCAATAATATATTGACTTAAAACTTCGCTGCAAAATTATGAAAAAAACGTGAATTACGCATCAATAAAGGTGTGAAAACATCAAGTATTTAACGAGATTTACGAAAGTTCCCCACCATCGACGGGGATTGCACCCTTTTCGGCAATGGGAATGTCGAACGGCTCAAAGGTAAATTCCTTGTCTGGGAATATCTTTTTAAGGCTCTGAAGGACTTGTCTCTGGTATGGCTGAATAACAGTCACATTAAAGATTTTGAACGCTTCTGCGAACTCATTGCGCGTGAATCCCGTGTTTGTCGGTGTACGGCCTAACAGAGTGCCAGACGTGAGCCGATGGGCGACAATTATATTCTCCATCGTGTCACGTCGCAACTGTGCAAACTTCTGGTCGAAGTTGTTGTCTTCCATGCGCTCGACCGTTATTGCATCGTCTTTCGATTCATTCCAGGATATAAGAAGCCGCCCCGCATTGTCAGCACCAGAAAACTTCTTATTCAGCAAATCTTCAAACTTCTTTCTTTCTTCCTTGTCAGGAACTCCACCATTGCAATTCACGATTGTGTTTGCCGCAAATCCGTTCTTGATGTTGTTCAAGTGGAAGTGCTGAATCTCACATTCAGTCTGCATCGAATCAATGGCAGAGAGATAACAGGGAACGGGATAGACAGAACGGCAGACACCCCCACGGAAATAGTAAATCTGTGAGCGTTTATCTTGTGCGTTTGGATTGAAAGCGGGATATTCCCTCGCTTCGACGTTCCATGAAGACCAATCATCAGCCCAATAAAGAACCTTTGCCGTCTGGTCTGTGCGGAGCTTTGAGAAGTCTGCCCAATAGACTTCTGCAATCTCGCCCTTCACGTTGTAGATAATCTGCAAGGCAAAGCCACCGAACAAATGAAGGTCAAAGACTGCCTTTCTCATTACTTCCTCGATGGTTTCCCCTGCCTGGTTAATCACTTCGTCGCCCCCCTTCATGGTCGTTCCCATAGTCCAGGAAGTCTTTGCATCAATGATTGCGGCCTGGGTGGGAGCGTCACAATATAACTTCCAAAGGTAATCCGGGAAATGGTTGTCTTCACCATAGGCGACCCACTTCTTGCCGGAAACAACCTTTTCGGCAAAGCGTGTCTTCGTAACATTCGCAACAGTCAGAAGTGAAAGTTCTGTTTTCTTATGACGTATTTCTTTCATAACTAATCGAATTAAAAAAGGGGTGGTCGTTGTGTTCCTCGACCGCCCCCCATCTCTTTTTCTGAAAACCTTATGGCAAAAGTATTATTCGCCAAGCGAAGAAATAACTACCTCATTCGGGAAAGCAATCTGTGTGCCGACTGCGAACTCGATAGCCAACTTGAACTCCTGATCGTCCATCGAATACCAGAAAGCAAACTTTTCCTCGTCGCCCTGAAGGTCAGTGCCATAGAAGAAGTTTGCATCAGCACCAGCGACAATCTCACTTGTTCCGTTAAGTCCGGGAACAGGCTTCACCAGAATGTTTGTGCCAGGATAATAGGCTTGTGCCTTGTCAAGTCCTGCGCCGTCCTCGTGGAAGAGGTTTGCAGCCTGAAGAGCCATGCGCCAAGTACGGAACACATCGTAACCGGTGTAAACGGTTGCCTTATTCAGAATCTCGGTGGGTATGGTCTCAATGACTGAATCCACGACGTTGCGGACATTCGCCTTTGTGATTGCTTCATGCTCCAGTTTGTTGCCTGCAACGGTGATACCATCAGAAGCCTTCAGAAGTTTCAGAACTCCATCAGTCCACTTCAAATCCTTGTCGGTGGTCTTCGACGTGTCGCCCTGCCAGACAAGTTTCTCTACCTTCAAATTCACCTGCTCGATAACCGATGCAATGAAGTCTTGCTCAAACGGCAAAGTCTTCTGTCCGGCTGCAATGCGAACTTGATGCTGAAGACAGGAATTAAGAAGTTTCTTGTCACAAAACGACATATTGACTTTCACGACGGGCGCGGTGATTGTGCGCTGTGAAATGGAAGCAGAACCATTTGCAGAGAATCCGCAATTTGAACCGTCCTGAAACTCAACGTCGGTGTTCAACAGGTTAAGAGCCGTCTTTGTCTTTACACCTGTCTGAAGGGTGAAGCGTTTCGCGGTCTCGGCTCCAAGGATAGCACCGCGAAGCAGTGTGTCGTGATTCTGCTCGACATACTGCGGAAGGGTAAGAGTTAAATTTGTTGCCATATATGGAAAAATTTTTGTGTTGTTAATACCTATCAACTGCCAAGAATACGACAGGCAGCTTCAAACTTCGTTCCCTTTACGGTCTCGTCGATGGTGGTCTGTGCCGACATCTGCGTCGTCTGGGGAACTGGAGCGTCAAGAGGTTTGTTTTCATACTCCTTGACTTTCGCTTCAAGTTCCGCAATACGCTCGTCTTTTGCCCTACAATCGTTTTGAAGCTGCTCGATGGTGTTCTTGTACGTCTGAATCGTTTCGTCGCTCTCTGGGGTCGTTTCTGGGGTTTCTGCGGGCTTTTCAGGCTCGACAACGACTTCTTGCTCAACATTGAGAAGGTTGCCGCTCTCCTTGATGGTCTCGATCTTGCCGCCCTTGACAATGACTTCATGCTCCTTGATGGTATATTCACCATCTGTCAGGGGAACAACAGAACCGTCCTCGGCATAGGTGTTTATATCCATGCCAACGGCCACATCGTCACCGTCAAAGATGAAGTCTCGACCGTCGCCACCCTCGACGCTGAAGTTTGCGACGAACTTTCCAAGCTGCTTTCGTAATTCTGCAAATCTGTTATTCATACAATCGAATTTTTTCTTTTATAGTGTAGTTTATTCGGGCAATGATTGAAATCGTTTCAAGTGTTGAATGTCTTGACAACAATCTTGCAGCCTATCTTCCAACCCTGCAAGTCGTAGATGTAGTTATTCTGAATGACTTCGATATTGGTGTTTTCGACTGTGCGCTGCTTGCCGTCGAACTCTACGACCAGACGCAAATCTCCCGACAGGTCTTCCACGTCGATGTAAGGACACAAAATCACATAGCCGGATTCAATCACATAACCACCGATTGCGCTTTTCTCCTTCTGAATGTTCTTCTGAACGCTGCAAGGCCATTCGCTGACAATCGGCTCGTCAATGACTTGTTCCTCGTCAATCATGGGGTCTTCATCGGCCATCGGGTCATCATCTTCAGACGGATCATTATAAACCGTCTTCAGACGAAACAAATTCATGTGGTGGGGAAACATCTTGTCTATAACCGCACCACGTCGGACATTAACAAGTTTCTTCATCGGGATAAATGTTTAATGCGGATTGCGGACGGACATTCGTCTTTTCTCCATACAAAGAATAAATGCGGTTGGCTTCACGAACCATCGCCTTTCTGTCTGCCAGGGGTATCAACTCCCCACGCTGCTTCATGGCGAATGAATCCGAACTCGTCTCCTGGGTGTAACCCATAGAGGAACGGGAAAGCATAATCAGCAAGTCAGCAAGCAAAAGGTCTCTGTCTTTCTGCTCGACATCACCAAACAGAAGCAACGGGTCTAAATCACGGCCTGCCATTGCAGCCGTTATCATTCCTTCATCAATGGGGAAGTTGAAACAACCCTCTAAGTAATCTGAAACTTTATACATATTACTGAATCCTTAAATCGTTATACATCTGAATGGCCTCCTGAAGACCGACTTCGTGATAAGTGAAGACACCCGAAATCGAAATTCCAGAAAAATTTTGAGGGGTAAAACCGCTCGCTTTGTCGTTAAATACCATGTTTCCGGCTTCGTCAATGGTGTAACGTGAATCCCACTTGTTGCGCAACACATTCGGGAGCCATAGAACCATTACCCACGTTCCATCTGTCAAACCAAAGTAATCATCGAAGAATGTGCGTGTTCGATAGTCTATTTGAAACGACTGAAGGATTCTTACACCATCGACGTTCAATCCATTGTGTTCAACGTCGAAACGTGGCCTACGCGCTGCGTATCGTTCCAGAGCGTCTTTAATGACATCAGGAAGAAAGATGCAATTATACTGCAACCCTTCATGTTCGCGGAATATAGGCTTGTTTGCGGGCAATATGGGCGCAAATACTGTCATTCCCTCGCTGTCTTCTGACAACACTTTCCACTTCAAGCCGCTTGCAGGCTGCTTGACAATGGAAAGAGAGAGAATCCCGTCTTCTGCTCCCTCGACATCTGCAACGTATAAAGGCAATCTCTTTGTCATACCTTCATAGTTAAGAATTGTGTCCGAATGATTGAAAGCGTTGTTTGTGCAAGTTTTAGTCTGACGGGGTTTTTCTTGCACAAAAAGCGGTCGTTTTGCCCTTGATTCAGTCTGTTTTGAGCCGATTTTTGCCCTTGCAAATGTTAAAGTTTTAATCTTTGACTAAAACTTGCACAAATAATCGTCTTTTTTGATTGCGGTCTCACTTATTTTTCGTACCTTTGCACCATAGAAATGAACTTAAAAGTATTAAAGCAATGAAGACATCAGCAATTTATTCGCGTGTTTCGTCCGTTGGTGACAGACAGAACACAAAGCGCCAGGTTATCGACCTGACAAGTTACGCATCAAAGAACGACTTTCAAGTGATGAAGGTCTTTGAAGAACACATCAGCGGTGCAAAGAAGAACAAAGAGCGCGTTGTCCTTGAAGACTGCTTGACCTACTGCTTCGACAATCACATTGACTGCTTGCTCGTTTCTGAACTCTCTCGTTTAGGTCGTGACGCATGGGAACTTGACAAGAACATTGCTCGTTGCCGTGACGCACATCTTGACATCTACTTCCAGAAAGAGAATCTTCACTTGTTTATGGCAGACGGCCAGATTAACCCTTATGCGAAGATTATGACGGCAGTTCTGGGAACGGTCGCACAAATGGAACGTGAAGCAATCTATTTCCGTCTGAAGTCAGGTCGTGACATCTACAAGGCAAACGGGGGAACATTCGGCAGACCATCAGGAACGACAAAGAACGCGGAGAAGTACAAACAGCAATATCCGGCTTTGATTGAGAAACTGACTGAACGCAAATCACACCTTGAAGCCGGAATCAGAGATAAAGACGATTCACTTCGCGCAATTTCAGCAGGTTTTGAAGTGTCAATTCCAACCATCAAACAAATAATCGACGTTTGCGGTCTCAAATAGCAAAACAACCATCATTGAACGGTGTTCCCTGGGTGGGGTCGTTTTAAGCGACTTCACCCTCTTTTTTTTGCCAAATTTGACCCAAATTTTAACATTTCAGAAGGTCAATTTTTGTAAACACTTCTTAACAATCGACTTCAAAACACCCCTAAATTTGTGGTAGTTTTTAACTTCCTCTAACATAGTTACCTAAAGGGAAGGGTATGTGCTGAAAAATTACCACATTGATAAGTCAGTTTATAATTTTAACATTTGAACAAGGGTCTTTTATAAAGGCTTATGCGAGATATAACAGAGGGAAAAAGACATGGGTCTTTGAGTGGCCTTTGGCCTGACAGAAGACGTCGGTCGGTGGGTCTCGGTGGGGTCTTTTTGGGATCGGTTTTGCAAGCGGGGAAAAGTTCTCCCCAAAAGTGGAGCGGTTGAATCATTGCAGCGTGTTCGGGTCGGGGGTGGAGCGGATTATTTGAGCGGATTGTCAGCGGTTTGTTCTGTAAGCGCGAAAGCGCACCTCAGACGAATGTCTCCTTCCCTCTGTAAAACCTCACGAAAGTTTTTACCATGTGAATGACGGTCGGGGAATCCTCTGTGTGAAGTACGATAATTATATAAGAGAGCCAGGAACGAAAAAAAAAGAAGTGCAAGCGTAGAACGACAGCGTATTGTTAAATTCCCCTCAAACTGCAACATTATTTCGATAATGTGACCCAATAGCCGTTAAAAGCCTGAATAATCGTTATTAAATGGCTGTTAATTAAGAAAAAAGTTGTACCTTTGTAGCATTAAAATAATTTGCGTATGAGAACAAAAATAATATCAACTTCTCAGTTTGTCAAGAAAACAGACGGAGAGCAAGAAAACAAGATGGACGCGCCGTCTTTAGAAAGATACCTTGGTGATGGTTGGAAGGTGTTGTCTCAATCATCAGCGACCTTCGGAAACTCAAACACGGGGTCTTATCTGGTTGTTACGTTCCTGCTTGGCAAAGAATAAGAACCACTTACTTTATAAAGAACGTCTCACCGCATTATCGACAGTTCCCCAGAAGGGCGACAAGTTGAACCAGGCTTTCCCATCGACGCGCAACTTGTCGGAGTTCTGGCACGGAAAGCAACAGTCAGAACAGAGAGAGGGCGACCCATCAGCGGCCACCCTCTTTTGTTTATGGTCAGAATTGACCCACAATTAAGCCACAATCAACTTAAAAAGGGCGTAACGTATAGTTACACCCCTTTGAGATTTTAAGCCCGTAGAGAGCCGTTTTTGTGGCTCATTCGTTAATTAGTGAACGTTCTGCAAGACTTTGTGTTACGTCCGAAATACATTGTATGTAGTCAAGTATTCGGTCAACATTCAAGTAAGATGGAAGTTCAACCGTTTTCCAATCGTCACCCGTCAAAATTCCTGCTTCGTGCAAGATTGATCTTTTTGCTAATTCTTTCTCTTTCTTATTCATATTCATACGATAATTGTAAAACAACTTGCGTTTTCACCATAGAGCAACTTTCGCCAATGTTCGCGTCTGGCTGCTCTTTGTTCCTCGGCTCGTCGGAGTTCTGCTTTCTGCTGCTCCACGATGGCCGACCGTTCCTTCAGCGTGTCAAGGTATCTTTGACAGCCTCTTACAAGTTCTTCGTCTATTTGCATAGTTCCTTCATCAGTTCTTTAACAAGTCCGTTAAGTTCCTTGTCTAATTCCATTATTCTATCAAAGAACTTTGATTGTATCTTCATAGCCATATCGACAGCTCCATAAGTGACAAGTTCCGGGTGTCGTGATTCTGCCATTTCCTTTTTGAGCCTATCTTGCTTAACAGATAGTTGCTCCATCCTGCGCAATATGTCATTATACTGCTTTCGATTCATATTCCAACAGTCGTTTGAAACTCTCGACCTCTTCTTGCTTGAATAGCATTGAAAGCCCCTCGACCATGAACAAAATATTCTTTCTATCTTCTTCGTTGATGGCGGCGGCGTTTATAGAGTTCTCCAGCTCATATAAAAGTTTGCTGGCTAACTTCGCTTTCTTGTTAGACAGTTCCATGATTTGCCTATCTCTATCCCGATACTCTTTCTTCAGAGCTTCGATTTCGGCTTTAATCTTTTCTTCCTTACTCTTATTCATAAACTATTGTATTAAGTTCTCCAAAGTGTCGATTTGCTGTTTCAGTTGGATTGCTTGCCCTGCGAAAAGTCCGGCTATCCTGGTACTTGCTTTAACGTCCTGATACGATATTTCATCAAGTAGGTTGCAGGCTGCTGTCAGAGCCTCGATAACTGCGGCCACCTTTTGGACTACGATAGGCGGCACATCTTCAACACTAACAAAGTTCCTTATCAGCACTTTGTCAGGGTCGATAACAGTTTCTTCGCCAGATTCAAAGTCTATTACTTTATATCCCATAACGCTAAATTTTTACTTATCAGACAGACAAAATTTTACTCGTCTTTGTCTAACTGCTTAATAGTCCTAAGTCCTTTATTTATAGATGTTTCGTAATTCACTCTTTTGCTTAATCGTCATATTTCAGAGCGAAATTTGCTTGCTTAATAGGCTGAAAAAAGCCCATTTAAGTAAAAACAAGACAAACAAATTTTACTCGCCCCAAAACTCTTTCGGAGAGATACCCTTCTTCTTGATCAGGAACCTATTTAACTGAAAGACCTTCCAGAGATACCCGATTAAGATTCCAACATCAAGAATGAGGATAACCAGGCAGACAAATTGCATGGTGTTGAGTACAATCATAGTTCGTGACCTAATTCTTGCTCAACTTCATAGGACTTGCACCAACCATCGTAAACGTCGGAGTCCTCGACCATGTTGTCACCATTGAGATAGGTTTGTAACAGTCCCCTTGCTTCGTTTACTCTTTCAAGTGCTGCGTCGTAGCACTCGTTAGCCATGAGCCGTGTCACCCGATAGAGCAAACTTTCGGCTTCAGATACTTTCGTGTAATCGTGAGAATACTTCTTCATAACTTTAATACTTTAAGTTCGTAAATGATGAAGTTATTGAACTTCCTCGTCGTTGTCCTTGTAATAGGTCTTCTTTGCACCGTACCACGTCCGTTTCGTGTATGTGGGTCTGGTCTGCTCCTTCACCTCGTCGATGGTCTGGTTCTGCGCTTCGATTAACCTTTGCTGTTCCTGCGCTGCTTGCTGAATGATACCGATTGCCGTTGCCGTGTCCTGAATCAGTCCTTGCAACATCTTGAAGTTTGTCTCGTTCTGTTTGGTTGCAAGTTCCGTGTTCTTTCGGTCAAGAACTCTTTCCTGTCTCTCCAGACTTCTTTCGGTTCTTTCCTCGGCAATGGTCTTCTGCATCTGTGCAAGGCTTTCCCGGATCTCTGACATATTCTGTTCCGTGTCGTTTGATTTCGGGTCAATGCCAGTGCGGAGAAAATAATCAACTGCGAGACGGCAGAAGTCTTTCTTCTGAATCTCGTACATTTTACACAAACGTTCAATCTTCAGCGACGTTTCAACATCGACCGCGATTGTCGTTGTTTTCGGTCTTCCTACCTGCATAATGTTTTATTTTGAAGTTTTAAGTCGATGCAAAGATAAATATAATAAATGATATAGCAATGAAATTTCGGAATTTATTAGGTTTTGTTAAGGTTTCGGGGAATTGAGTGCTTTTCAAATATAGTCTGAATTGTGCTGTTTTAAGTCTCTGAATTAAAAAAGGACAAAAACAATATATTTTGTTTTGTAATTGAGATATAAAACACTTTAGTTCAATATGTTGTGAAATATAGTGAAAGTTATATTTTAACAAAAAACCGCCCCCTGTCCTGTTGTCAGCGGGGAACGGTCGTGTAACATGAGTTAAAGGAACCGTCCGCAATTATGAGAGACAATTTCCGCAAAGACGTTTTCTCCATCTGTGCGGATTGCGGTCTCGTGTTCAAACTTATAGTGTAGAAACATTGTCCTTTGATAGAAAATGTTTCTGTCATGCAAAGTGATAGACACCTTTCTTCGTGTTGCAATGGCAGCACCAGGCAGCCAGGCAATAACCAATAACTTCATCGTCGTGGTCTTCGACACTTTGGTTTTCATAGGTAATCAAGCCGCGTGTCTTCGTCCGCTTCTGCACAAAGTTCCCGAATTGCCGTCTTACTGAAGGAACGTCCAGAATCGACCCTTTGCCCTGCTCGAAGTTCCTTATTGAATATTCGACGATTTCACGCTTGCTTTGAAGTGTGGTCGTGAATCCAGTTATCTTCTTGAACTTCTTTTGCATCATCTGAATGGAAACTGCACCCATCGAATTTTCTTCTGCATAGGCCATCGTAACATTATAGAGGTCGAGCAAGCTGCATATCTCGTCGAGCGTCTTCACGTCGCCAGTCGGCCATGACTTACGAAAGACTGTCTCGCATCTTTCATTGACGATGCAAAGAACGGTGCTGTCTTTCTTTTCAGAGTTTGCCTTTGCACCCGAAAAGTCTATTCCGGCAAACAGTCGCTTTGTCCTTTCGGCAGGTTCTTTTGTCAGTCGTGATTCATAGTCCTTGAAAGCAGAGATTCCCCCTGCAATGAAAGCGCAACAATATTCTTGAAGCCAGATTGCTTCAGTTGTGCTTTCCTTGATTGCGTCGATTTTCTTCTGGTCATACAATCCGGATTCTTCAAGCGTCGTGGAGAAGGATATATAATCAGAATTGCCGCCACCAGACAAACCACGATTGTAGGATTCATAAAAGATTCCCGACGTTCCCCTGGGGGTGCTGCACATATAAATCTTGTCTGCTTCAAGGGTCATGGGTTCAAAAACTTCGTGGTACGTCTCGGAATCCAAGAAGGCGCACTCGTCGAAGATCATCTTTGAATAACGACCAGCACCACGCGAGAACTGTTCAAGTGCAAAGAAGTCTATCTGACTGCCATTGATGAAGCGAACAAACTTGTCGAGCGTGTTCACGTTGGAAAGTATGCCAGAGCCGCGAAGCATGGATTCAATTTCACGGATAAACTTTCGGCAAAGGTCAGAAGTCGGGCAAATATACGCTATTCGGGTGCCAGGACGTGAAGCCCATTCGACTGACATTCCTTTTGCAATAAGGCTTTTACCGATACGACGTGAAGCCAGAAAGACGACAAAGCGGTGTTTGTCGTCCTTCAAAGCCTTTATGACGGGTTCTTCATACCAGAGGGGAATCCCCAAGTCAATGTTATTTGCCATCGGCTGCACCTCTCCAGGCGACAACAAACGTTCCATCGGCAAAGTTCACGTCGCCCATATATCCCATTAACTTGCAATATGAATCAAGAATGTTCTTCTGTTCCTTTAGATTGCCTATTTCAGACGCTTTTCTGTATAAGTCCATATACTTCGACGCTGCATCTGCTTTCCCTGCTTCACGGTCGAGAACTGCTTTCGTCTGAAGGTCTCTCGCCCTTTTGATAAGAGCCTTGAACTTCTTCAGCTTCCAGTCCTTGAACATTACGCGAAGTTCGCTTTCGGTGTAACCTCGACGCATCAGGTTAAACAGTTGAAACGCTTCATCAGGAACGAGAGCGGGGTCAAGCTGTTCAATGGTGGTCGGCTTCTTGTCTTCGCCATCAGAGGGAACGAGCGACTTGTCTTCTGCCTGTTCCGGCTGCTCGGTGGTGGGTTCTGTCCGGGGTGCTGCTTCCTGTTCCGGCTGCTCCTGGTTCTTCTTGCTGTCAGACGGCAGCACCATAGCGGGCGCACCATTCTCCATCAAGTCTCTTACTTCATCGGCCACGGGGTCGATAACCTTTTTTGCTTTTTTCTTTGCCATGATTATTTCGTTTTTGTGTTCTTTTTTATTTCGCCCACAATGGGGTTATTGTTCTTAATCAAATAGCAAGCCTGAATGATACAGACATTGCACCAGGAATCAATCTTTGAGCCTGTCAGATTCTCAAAGATACGTCCGATTTCCTCTCTTTCATCAGACGTGATTCTGCTAATTGTGTTGTTTCCAGTTGCTTCAGCAACAATCTCGGAAATTCTTTTGCTAATCTTAATCATTATCTTAAATAATATATTTATTTCAATACTGCAATTTGTCTGAAATCCAAGCAATTAAAGTTAATTGAACTTGTGTAATAAGGGGTGAAATATAACTGAAAAATGAAGAAACGGCCAAAATGCCCGTAAATCCTACATTCTGCGAATATATCAAACCATATAGGAGGCAACTCCAGAAGGTAGCACAACGGGAGCAACCAAGCAAAGGAATATACAACCGTTAT